GTTCTGCAGTTGACGCACCGCCTGGATCTGCTCAGGACGATACGTAACTGTCATGGTTAGTGTGTTCTCCTTTCGAGACATGATCCGAAGATCCACTCATCGAATGCGGACTCATACTCCTCGAGCAAGAACCCCGATCGACCTTCCGCGTACTCCTCCTTGCGGAACTCAGAGTTGGACTTGAGGTAGAGGTTCTTCACCCAGAAGTTCCGTCGGTTCCCATCACGGTACTGTACGAAGTACCCATCAGGGATCCAACCTACAAAGGCAGTCCACACAAGCACGCCAGCGGATCGCTTGAGCTGCTTCTTGCCTCCAACCGGGTACATCCGGTAGAACCAGGTCTGCTTGTCAAGAGTGGGGGTCAGAAAACGACCAGTCCGCTTATTCCGAACTCTCCCGAGATCCGATACCTCGTACTTCTCAAAGGGGTGCTTGATCGTCACCCACTGCTCAGTCGCCAAAGCGAGCCTTTCTATCCGCCTCCGACTCAGTGCATGAGCCGAAGATGTAGTCGTCGAATTCAGAGACAGTCTCGTCGAATATGCGGTCCATCTCTGTGTTGTACTCATCATACCAGGCCTGCCGGTACTCTGAGTAGGACACCAGCTTGAGGTTCTCAAGGCTGCAGTTGGCCATGTCACCATTCAAGTGGATGACATAGTGCCGTGCCCCGGGCTCTCCATGGAATGCACGCCAGATAACAATACCACAGCGAACCATGGTCTGCTTACCTGAGTCATCGCGATACAGGGAGAACCCGGGGGCTCCATCGGAACAGCGCTGGATACTCAACACCTTCCCCGTCGATACATTCCGCACCCGACCGAGATCAGATGCCTCATACCTTGAGAAGGGGTGGGGTAAATTTCTCCAGCGTTCAGTCAATGTGCATGGCCTTCACGTGATCGAGGAGGTACTGCTTCTTGAGAGTATCCGGGTCAGTCACGATACGGAGCTTGGTAGTCCTGCGGGCGTAGTAGTACCGACGGTTGTCCTTCTCATCATTGAAGACAAAGAACAGAACACCCTTAGCGATCTCCTGAACACGAACGAGCCTCATCGGGACACCGGAGACGACTACCTCACGAATAGGTTCACCCTTCAATCGAACCTTGATCTGCTGGAGGTCAGTGATCTCCTCGGTAGGAGCGTCGAGAGACCAGGAGTTACTCATAGGGTTGTAGATGAACTTCTGAGTAGGAGGCATGGCGATCCGAGTCATGAAGTCGGAGTCCTGACGCTTGAGGTAGATGTACCAGCCGGAGTCCTCCTCACCAGCGAGTTCAAGACCCATCACGTGCCAGAACTTCTCCTGATGGAGGATGATGACCGGCTTGAGTTTCCGGAACGTGTCGCTGATCCAGATATCTTCGAACTGCTCAAGGTCGATGCGCTTAGTACTTCCCATGTTAATAGCCACCCATTCTGTGTTAGGTCGGAACTGAATGAACTTGAACTGAGAGAGGTCCTCAATGAGAATATCCTCACGAGGACGATCGCCAGTCGTGAAATATACCGAGTAGTCAAACCCAGTATTGTGTGCGTGAATACAATCGAACATGCGAGTAGGATCCTCCTCAGAAATAACGGTGTACATCAGCGGCCCACTCAGCGTTCTCGAGAACCCAGTCGTAAGACTGGTGCCCCTTCTCGTTCGTCATCGTGTGTCGAGTGAACTTGGACTTCTGGTCGTCCGACATACGGAAGGTGTACCAGTGCCCAGTCTCACGCTCGGCGGTGATCCACAGGTCAGTAGAGCCAGGAACACGCATGAAGGACTTGACGTGATACTGCCGGGACTCGTAGAAGAATGGAGCAGGCTTCCCCTCACGAGCAGCCCAGTAGTCGTAGTACTCCTTGGCGTTATAGGTCTTCCGCTCCTCAGCAAGGAACAGAACCGACCCGTTACTCATCAGGTCGCCGTTCTTGATCCGCATCTTGGTGATGAGACCCTCGGCATTCGTCATATACATGATCCACTGGTCATCACAGGTGGGCTTGAACTCGGTGACGAATAGGTCCTTGTTCCGATAGATAAACGTTGGAAGCATAACCCCATCCGTCTGCTTGAGCTTGGCGAGGTACTGCATGCGAAGCTCGTAGATGTCGACGGGACCCTCGTCAACCTTGATAAGAGTGATCATTTGGTGCTCCTTTTAATGCGTCGTGGGATGTCGTACTCATCGAGAATATAGTCCATGAATGCGAAGAGATCCTTCTCAATCTCATCCGCGAGCTCTCGGTTTCGAACCTGAGAAACGTCAACGATGAAGCGATAGCTGTTGTTCGCAGTCCGCTTCTCAAGATGAACGGAACACCGTGGCGTACGACGACGCTCCGGGTTCTTGATGTAGTCGAGCACGATCTCTCGACCAGGCTTAAGATCCGGGTTTGGATACAGAGTCTCTCGAGGCTCCTTGCTCTCAGCTCGATCTCGCTTACGAGCTTCAGAGAGGGCCTTCTTCTCGAACTCCTCCGATTCCTTGACCGCCTTCAGAATATCATCAGCAGTGACGATAAGTCGGCTAGCCACGTGTGTCCTTTCTATGAGTGGGGAACCCCCGGGCCCTTTTACAGACCCGGGGGCTTTAAATCAACCGCGTCGAATCTCCCGGATGAAGATCCAGATGAGCCAGAATCCTCCGGTCACAGAGACCATGAAGACATCGAAGAGGAAGTTGAAGAAACCGTAGCGTCGCATCAGGCAGCCACCTCCTCATCAGCATACTTGGCATCGAGCGGGTCCTCGGCGATTGTGACATACATGGTGCCCAAATATGCCTTCACACCGGTGTTCCCATTCGCCTCCCAGACATAGGGGTTGATCGTGAGGTCCACATTCAGGATCTCGACGTAGTCCAGAGAGTCGATCGTCTGCTCGTTGATGTAAACCTTCCGTCGAGTCAGGTTCGGGATGCAAACGATCTTCGGAGGACGGGATCGGTAAGAAGCCTCTACCTTGATGTAGTGAGTGAGAGCATCCGGGTCATTTCGAGACTCCCGGGTCTTTACATTCCAGTCGTCCCGCTCGAGCTCAGGTACCATGTCCTCGGGGATCTCAACACAGAACGTGCGCTTCGTACCACCGGCGAAAGGACCAGAGGCGGAGAAGTCCTTGAAGAAGATACGGGCGTTCTCGATAGTGATGTTCTTGGGTCGTGCCATCGTGTTCTCCTTAAATATCAGGCGCGGAAGTCGGGGTGGACGTGCTTCGGGCCGAGGTTTGCCAGCTCAAGCACTCGCGAGATGAATCGGGTGAGGTTCTTCTTCTGGCGGCACTTGAAGAGGATTGTTCGTACCCCATCGGCGAAGAGGATGTCGGCGTAGATGACGTTCGGCGTCTTGTAGAAGCTAACTTCGGTGTCATCCGGGAGGTCGAAATGTATCTGCTGGCTGTACTGGCCAACCCAAGATGGTTTGACGTTGCTTCGCTTGTCAATATACTCGTCAAGCTTTACGTCCTCGAACTCGTAGGCCTCCTCGTTCAGGTCACCATTGAGGTCGAAGTAGTCAATAACGCTGGGGTTCTTCTTACTCATGCGATCCACTCGTCCTTAAGGTCGATCTTGTCGTGCATAATCTGCCTGAGGAACTCACAGGCGATCTGGTACTCACGGTTGTTGTAAATATAGATGGGCTTGATGGTGATGTCCTCGTCATGGAGGAACACGCGCATCACGATGATCCGATGAATGGGATCATAGGTAACAATGAAGCTGTCCCCATTCTTGAGCTGGTACTCAATGATGTCAGGGGCGTTACAGATGACGAGAATATCATCAACGTCATTCTTCTCGCGGTACTCCACCCCTCGTCGGAATGCCTCGAAGCAGTCCTTGAGCTCAATGAACTCCGTATCGATACGAAGATGGGTATCGTGGGCGACAATCTTTCCTGGCATGTGTGCTCCTTTCAGAAAAGCCTATACCCCAGGTTAATGGGGTATAAGCGAGATCAGTCTTCGATCTCGACGTGGTCTCGAGCTTCCTTGACGGCCTTGACAGTCTCGTCGAACTGCTTCTCAACTTCGCGGGCAACGATCGCACTAGCAGCAACACCAGTGCCTACCGATCCGAACCAAAGCAGAATCTTAGCGATTCCATTTGCATTCGAGACGATAGGCTTGGTAAGCTTGCTGGCAATCATACCAGCTCCAATGGAGGAGAGTCCGGAGATGATAATCTTGGCAACGGGCAGCATGAGTATTCCTTTCGAGTAGAGGGGTCTCATATTACCCTTAGTTTCTGACGCGGACCCCCGGGCCCTTTTACAGACCCGGGGGCTTTTACACATCAGGTGTAGTTATGACGGAAGCATCCGGCATCCTGCACAAACATCCAGTGCCGCTGCCAGAAAGGACCGCGGACAAGAACCCAGCGCCAGCATCCCATATTGTTTCACCTCCTTCATGGCTATATCTTCGTCAGACTATGTCAGGTGTAGTTGTACCGGAAGCAGTTAGCGTCCTGCACGTGAATCCGAGTCCAGCCATGCCAGCGAGACCACATCCACATCCAGCGTCCACACATATCACTTCACCTCCTCATGGAACAATCGAGAGATAGTCTTCCTGCTCGAGCCAGGCATAAATACCAGCTCGTTCAGGCCGTCATGGGTAAACATGTACGCAGTCCAGTGTACCCAATTGAAACACAGGATCTTTCCGTCTCGAGGACAGGCGATTCGACAGTACCCCAGGTCATCCTTGAGGATGCGGGCATTCCAATACTTATTGACTCGCCCGTCCTGAGAATATACAGTCACCGTGAAGTGCTTGACGTTGACCCCGTAGATGATCGGGTCGTCAAGAACTGGGTCTCGATCCTTCTCGATCGAGTGCTCTTTGTAAGGACCCCACTGATTCTCGTACTCAGCCATCATTGTCTCCGTTCCAGATATACGGCTCAAGCTCCAAGGGTGAAGGCCTCGAAGTCGCCGAATTCTCCCACCGCAGCCTTTGCAGCGTCAGCAAGACCTTCGAAGTAACTCCAGTCGACCCATTCCTTCCAGTCTTCTGCGTGGGCTTCCTTGAAGGACTCGAACTGTACCCACCTGTGACCGGTACTGCCTGATGCGGCATGGTAGTTGCCATCTTTCTCGCGGAGAAGGATCCCGCCTCCACGGTTCACGGGGACGAAGGCGCCGGTCTTACCGACGAACTCCATCTCTGGCTTCTCTTCTGTTCCGTTGTTGAGGTACAGAGCGGTAGTAACGCTCTTGGTTTCCGCCACGTCTCGGATATCAAGCTCCTCCTTCGAGAAGAGCTCCTTGAAGACGTAGGGGTGCTGGAACTGGGCGCCGGTAGCACTCCACTTCCCATCCTCGTAGTCGACATAGACAGCCTTGTTCACGAGACACATACGGTCGTAAGTAGCCTCGTGCTCGAAGGTGTAGCCGTACTTCTTGCCGAACTCCATGACCTTCTCGATGATCTCGGGGGTAGCCCTCGGAATCTTGATCGAGTCGGTCTTGATGTGTGCGACGTCGAAGCCCTGCTCCTGGACGAAGTGCTTCAGATCCACCATAAACAGAGCGCCACGCTTTGCGACGATGTTGTCGACGTTCCGGGGGTCCTTGAAAGCATTGGGGAACTTCGCTGCAGTGAGACCATACACCGAGTTGATGACGATCTTAAGAGCAAAGGCCAGTGCCTCATAGTCCACACCCTCCTCAAGGAACGGCTTGAGAGCTCCGTCTAGGAGAGACCCTGCAAGCTTGTCGTCATGGTGCTTGATAGCTACTCGGGCCTGCTTGATCTCGCTGAAACGCTGAGTGTATCGGTCTCCGAAGAGGTTGAGACACTCGATTGAAGTGGGATGCATGCTCGCAACGTCGAGAAGGGCGACGTCGACATAGATACCTGGCTCGGCGTAGACGTACCCGCCCTCACCGATTTCTTCACCCCGGTAAACAGATTTACCGAAAGAGTACTGATAGCCAGGGAATTGCTCACTGAGATCGGTGTAAACGAACTCATCCTGTGGATTCCTGTTCTTTCCGAAAATGATGAACTGACTGTGCTTGTTGGTCGTGTCGTTCGGCGTCAGACCAGAAAGCTTGGCAAGCATAAGACGGGCCTGCCAATCCGCATGGAGGTGGTTGAAGACCTCCTCGGTTGCGATAACATCGTTATCACAGTACTCCGCCACCTCTTCCCAGCGATCCTCGGGAACATTCTCGTCCCAAGGAATACCAAGCTCCTGGTGGTGCAGCCCCAGCTCGATCTCCCACTTCTTGAGGGACATCTTGGTGGCTGCGAAGTCGTACACATCGGTGTAGGACAGGTTGTAAGCCTCAACGAATCCAGCCGTGACGCTGTTCTCGATGATACGCTTGCTCAAGTCATACAGCTTGGCGTTATTGAAACCCAGCGTACGAGCGTAGAGAATATGGTTGTCGTACTTACGACAGTTGAAGCCGACAAGCCGCATCTCGCATAGGGCCTCGATCTCTTCGGGGGTGGGGTTAATCATCCGGTGTACCTGCGGATTACCCTTCACCTTCCAGTTCACGAGGAATAGGTTCGGGAACACCTCACAGTCGAAGAATACCAGCTCACCAGTCGGGAACCCTATGGACTTCTCCTCAGGATCCTCGTTGGTGAACGGCATCTCCATCACAGTCTTGATTGCCGCCTCCGATTGATGTGTTGAGTTCATGGCGAATGCCAACACACGAGGCTTCAGGTCCTTGACGTCATAAACCATCCCCTGTTCCTTGGCGTCACGGAGGATCTTGGCAATGAAGTCGACCGAGGGCTTTGTCGAGGGATGTATCTCCTTTCGAAGGTTGCGCTCAATAAGCTCCCTGACCTTCTTCTCGTTGGCCATGGTGGTCTTGTTGATCACTTTCTTCTCCTTAAATGGTAGCCCCTCCGAAATATGAGCCACCGGGATGTTGTTGCAGTGGGTGACCTTTCTCCTCAGAGAGGAATCACCCGTGAAGACCTTGATCTCAATGTCTTCGTCGTAGAGCCTCGCCAGTTCGGTAGGGTCTCCGTCGTAGATGTAGTGGAGGTGAACTCCATTACCACCTTGACTGGTCTCGGCGTAGGTAGGGGGCCATTCTGAGGCGGCCTGAAGGTTTCGATTAAGGTCCTTCCGACCGTCCTGCTTGATATCAAAGTCGATGACGATGTGGTTATCGGGGACTTTGACGTAGTGGACCTCATGAGTATCTATCTCACGAAGAGTGGTTCGAACATTTGCCCATCGGAACTGCGGAGTCCCATGGTCTCCGGCTCTTTGGGCCGGACAGTCCGCCAGAAGGTCGTCGAGAAGGGACTCGGAGTAGTCGAGGGCCAGTGAATATGGCTCCTCTGGAGAAGCCTCGAGTTCGGCAGGATCCAGTAAGTAATCCCTGAAGCCGGAATAGACACTGCGTAGTCTATTGCCGTCATGCTGTACACGTGAATGAAACTCGTCAAAGTAATCTTTGAGTTCTTCACGGAAGATGTATCGGCTCTTCGGGTACGGGATATTACTCTCACTACAGTACTCCTTATACAACTTGTATGCCATAGTGAGACTAACGTACTTCTCTTCCTTGAAGAGGAGATAGTTCTCCTCAACAAAGTTGTAGAGCACATTTGTCTTCATCATCATGTCCTGGGGCTTATAAGCGTCGTAGTAGTGCTTCCCAAGACTCCTATAAATCCCAAGACAGTGATTTGCAATCTTCCCAAGCTCATCTCGGATCTGCGTCATCAAGGTCTGGTACTCGTCAGCCCCCACGGTTTGCCCGGTGGGGGAGATATCAATCAGTCGACGGATAATACCAGACTTCGAGTCGGTGATCTTGACGGGCTTGTTGGTACCGATGAAGAGAAGGGCATTGATTCGCTTAGGGTAGCGCTTTACACCCTTCTCATTGATCAGGATCGTCTCGTGGGCAACAATACTGTTAAGCAGGCCATTAGTCTCGATCCGAGAGAGGTCTCCATCTTGATCGATGGCCACGAGCGAACTCTTGCCGAGAGTACTGGTCGCAAACTGATCTGACTTGGATCCAAGCGCTCCTGCATCGAATGTAGTTGTATAGCCTTGGAATAAAAGCTCCAGAATATTGAGGATCGTTGACTTTCCCGATCCAGGGGGACCATATAGGACGGCAAACTTCTGAATCCTCTTAGAGTCGCCAGCCACGATGGAGCCGATGAGCCACTCAAGTTTTCGTCGAGCATCCTCATCATATAGAGTTCCAACGAGAGATCCCCAAGCGACCGGCTCCCCCTCTTCGAGAGAGTATGGAAGCCTTGCAGTGGCATAGTCTTCCTTTCTAGGAGTACTGTCCGCAAATATGAGCTTGGCGTTAAGCTCCTGACCGTTGTCAGGTAGCCTGGACTTCCAAGTCTGGAAGCTGGTCCATAGTCCAGTGTTGTAATTGGACATAGTTTTCACAACGGTCTCAATCTGACCCTTGTGATTCTTCTGGTGCTCGAAGAGGGACCGGTCTACAAACGTAGCGACGTCAAACTCGTCCGTAGACCAGAGCCCCTTCTCCTCATCCCAGATGGCCTGGAAGTCTCGTCCCTGAATGAGAATATCCCTCGACCTACCGACGAGGAACTCAGGGTAGATTTCCACCTTTCCACTCTTTGTGGTACGCTCGCAGATTCGGTAGAAATCCATGAGGCTCCTTACATATAGTTCTCGTTTGCGTAGGCGTTCATCTGGGCCCAGAGCTCAGCCTTCCGCATATCACGTGCGCCATGCAGCGGGATCGCACGAAGAGGGAACATGGATCCGTGTCCCATCTTGGTGTAATCCCGCGAGTTGATCCGCTCAAGGATGGAGTCGACTTCCTCCTCGTGGCGGGGGTTGAACAGCACCTCATCCGTGTAGTCGTAGAGGCCACAGTTCTTCACCATCTCCCAGAAGTACCATTCAAGGGAATATGGTGTATCATCATCCTCGAGCATCATGTCCATACGCTCGGCCAAAGCGATGAACATCTCGAGCATAGAGCAAGACTGCTCGTTAAGCCAGACGTAGGACACATCCGGGTTCTCCCGAGCGAATGCCCTACGCAGGTCAATACCATCCTGTGCACGGTTGATGTCGTTCTGGATCGTCACCCGGAACGGCGTCTGGTGCATGATCTCGAGCAGGCTCATGAACGAGTCCTCGGGGCACTCAGCCTTGCGAGTATCCCCGGTTCGATCCACAAGCCAGTCGAAATATGAGTTATCCGGTGCTGCCTCGATCACTGTTAGTCCTCGTAATACTCAACCCCGAGAACTGAGTGCTCGTAGGAATCGTCGAGAAGGGTGATCTCGAAGTCCGCGTGGCGGCTCATGCTTCGGACGTAGATGATGGAATCGGAGGCAGACACACCGCTGATGATGTTGTCAAACCAGGACGTGTCCTGCATAGGAACCCCACGGTTGTCGGCGAAGACATCGTCCTCCATGTAGTACGTGAGCTCGACATGCTCCTGATGACCCTTAGCCCGGTACTCCTCTTCGGTGATCTGGTAGGCCTCGAAGTGCTGTCGATCCATCGTACGCTTGGTTACTTCCTCCTGGTCGGAATCTTCCACAGGAGTCGGAGAGTAGTCCACAACAGCGCTCGGTACCACCGACTCAGGATCGGATTCGCGATCCTCTGAATCAGGGCCATCTCCCACTCGCTCTTTGTGCTTCGCTTCAGCAATTTCTGCAAGCTCCTTGTTGATCTCGATTGTGGCTTCCCGGAAATCCTGCTCGAACTTGCGAGCAAGAACGAAATATACGCCAAGGCCGCCTGTGACAGCCCCGGCTGCGAAATATGCGATCTTCTCGAACATGGCACCTCAGATCTTGTCGTACATCACGCCGTCGACGTTGAAGTCCAGCGCCCACTTGGTGACTGTACGGCCGTTCTTGTCCTCGCCCTCGAAGGTGCCCTCGAAGATGTTGAAGTCGACGAAGTCATCGCCATTCCCCTTGACCCAGCCGGTCACAGCACCAGCGGGAGTGTGGGGGAACCCGAGCATCTTGTAGACCTCGTTGAGGAAGATGTGCCCACGAGTCTGAAGAATATCATTCGCGTACTGCTGCTGGCACTTGAGGTGAAGCATAGACAGGTCCTCGTCAGCAGACCAGTTGATGTTCTCGTCATCGAAGATAACACCATAGGGCGAGACTCCGTCGACGGCAGAGATGGCCTCGAGAGTCATCTCATCCTTGGTGAGATCCTCGTCAGCGACCGACACGAGTGCGTCAATCACCGCGTCCTTACCGAACTTGGACTCGACCTTCTTCTTATAGGTCTTGAAGGCCTGGTCGACAGCAGCGTAAGCAGCAGCCAGAGAGGCATTGCGCTTCAGCATGATACCGTGGCCGGTAATCAGGGAAGCAATAGAGGCCGCCCCAAGAATCAGGGCGGGGGCATAAAGCTTCGCCAGCTTGGTACCCATTCGGGTGTAGAGGATAGCCTTGTCCCGAGTGGCGTCCTTGTCAGTGAGCTTGCCGTCCTCGTGGGCCTCGTGGACCTTGACGAGAAGGGCAGTCTCCTCAGCGAGTGTCTCCTCAACCTTGAGGGTGGCCTTGGAGGCGAGAACCGTGGTACCGATAAAGCCAACGGTACCGGCGGCGGTCAGAATGGTGGGGGCGTGCTTACTGAGAACCAGTCCAGCGCGTCCGGCGAGGCGGGTGACAATTCCGAGATTCATTTGATACGTCCTGCTTCCTTGAGTCGAAGATAGATTGCGATTGCCTGGTCGTCTTCCATGCGTTCAACACGGCGACGCCACTTGTCTGAGAATGGGTAGGCGGCGATAAGCTCAAGCCGCACTTGCTGAGGATTCATCGTGCATTGATGTGGTCGGGTTTCGGGAGCTGAAGCATGTAGCCTCGGCGAGATCTGATTACCGACATGTACCGGGCCGAAGTCCAGCCCCAGTTCTCGTCAGTGTATTCGGTAGTGATACCGCAGAGATCGTAGAGATCGGCGACGGTGGCAAGACCGTACTCCTCGATGATGTCGCCAAGTCGGTCGATAACGAGATAAGCTTCATCTCTGGACTCGAGCTCGATCTCTGAGAAATCATGGTATCGACGTGTACGAGGAGAAGCGTCTCGGCGATTGCCTGGTGCTGAGCCTGGTCGAGAATATGATCCGTATGAGACACGGGACCCCCCGGACGAGCTGCGAGCTCTAGGAGAAGACTCTCCGAAGAGGAGACGTTCGATGCCCTGACTGACCAGATCCGAGAGTGTGTTCTTGATAGCAGGGATAGTAACATCGTAGAGTAGATACTCGCCGACATTGTGGATATCCTCTCCGACGAAAGCAGATACGGCCTTCGTCCCGAAACTTGACTTCTTCTTGGTGACGGTGGCAGTGGTGACCTGCTCAACCTTCTTGCGCTCTGGGAGCTTGCTGTTGGATGGGAGGTTCGGACGAATCGGTGCGTTAGCCAAGGTGGCCCCTTTCAAGGAGGTGGGGGCCCCAGATTTCTCCAGGGCCCCCAAATATGGATCAGAGGTTGTTGAGCTCCGTCTCCTTCAGCTTAGAGTCGAGCTCCTTGTACTTGGGATCCTGCTGCACCTGCTTCATGATCTTCTCAGGAAGGATTCCGTTGTAGAACTCACGGACGAGAGACGGATTGTCCATGAGCTGGTCGAAGAGCTCCTCGTACTCAGGCGAGTTGAGGAAGGACTCCTTGATCTGCTCAGACTTAACGAAGCGCTCACCCTGGCGCTCACCGTACGAGGTACCGATGAGGTCGTCGAAGAACTTCATCATGGTGTAGAGGTCCTCGTTGTCGATAGCAGCCTGGAGCCACTTCTCGAAGTTGGTTACGTTATCATACCGCTTGATGAAGTCGAACATCTCACGGCGAGACATGTGGAAGTAGAGCTTCTTGGTGGTGGGCTCGTCGTCGAAGATACCACGGACGCGGATGATGTGAGAGAACATGTATGGTTTCCTTTCAGTTGATCTTGAAGTAGTTTTCCTTGGGGGACACAAGGAAGTCGACAGTTAGGACGGGCTCGCCCTTCTCTGTCAGTTGGGAACCGAACTCCACTGATAGGGAATTCGGCTCGGACCAGCCTACCAACTCCCCCGCTGCGATGGGAGGAATCCCGAGGCCATTGTAGAACTCATTGAGAGAGGCATAACACTCGAGATTGAGCTGACCATTGATGTTGTTCTCGACTCGACGAATTGTTTCAATGTCGGACTTGAAATATCGTCCCGAGAATACATCGTAGCAGAGTACGTCTCCGGAGGAAGCGACCAGAACGGATCCGGACACAGGCTTGCCAGCATCTTGAAGCGATTTCTCTGCAACGCGGGCCTTAATCTTCTCGCGGTCCTTCGGCTTAACCACGTCCGCCACCGCTTCTCGATATCGCTTAAACGCCGCCTCCGAACCTGTGTAAGCCAGTGCGAACGCCGCTCCTCGAGAGTACTGAATACGATTCGCCGCGATGATCGATACCAGAGTGCATACGCCTGCGATGGCCGGGGGAATATATACTCGATATGATACTGCGAACTTCTCCTTCCAGGAGAGGTCTTCGGGTGAGCGAAGATTGGCTTCACAGTAGTCTGCAATCTTCTCGACTGCGAGCGTAGTAGACTTCGCTGTGAGTACGGCCGTAGCAACGGTCCCGACGCATGCCGAGGCCGTGAGAATAGCCGGAGCGTTAGTCTTGAAGAATTGCGTAACACCGTTCGCATTGATCACTTGTCCTCCTTCTCGTGGTATGCACGGATCTCCATCCGAATCAGAGACTCGATGTCCTTACGAGTCATTCCAGAATACGTACCTTCAATCCGCTCTCGCCGAGCCTTGAGATAGGTGCCGATCATGGCCATGATCTGAACCCAGCCGCAGAATGCGGTCAGGGCTCCGAGAATATAAAGCGTGTACCAGATGATGCTCACTTGTGCTTCCTTTCAATTCGCTTGAGGCGGGGCTTCAGTTTGTAGTTCTGCGGATTGTTGATGCAATCCAGGATATAATCCGGCGTAAACTCCCAGACACCATTCTCCCGAGGGTAGTGTCGGAAATCGATGGAGTCGGCAGCCATTCGGCGCAGATACTCCCGTCGGTCGTCTCCTCGTGAATATGCGCGAGCCTCTCCGGTTGTTCCATCAACACCGAGGTAGAGTACGGACAGAGCGTCTCCGACGATGATGTCTGCGTGCTTTGCCAGGAGCTCCATAACTCCTCCGGGTGTGAGGATGACGCAGCGGTTCGTCTTGGATGTAGATCGGACCAGTTCGTCTCGAGGAACCCCATACCGCCAACCTCGGAAGGTTTCGACGCAAAGGAGGTCACCCCGTACTTCCCATTCAGCAAAGCTTTGATCTTTGAGGAAGTAGTAGGAAGATAGGTCCTCTCCCATACGCTTAGGTCGGGTAGTTGCAGTGCGGACTGCATGGTACCCCTCATTCTCAACCAGCTCCTTCTGGAATGTAGACTTGCCTGAACAACTAGGACCGAGAAGTACGACTAACATTTCACTCCGCCGAGATCGTGTAGAGGATGACTGTGATTGCACAGAGAAGGAATCCAATCGCCGTCATGACAAGCTTAGCCATGAACGAGATGGGTGTCAGCCATACGAGCCATGTTGCAAAGGCAACGGCTCCGAAGACAATCAGGAAGATGAGACTGATGAGGATGTAGTAGATAGGCGGTTCCTCGAACATGGTGTGCTCCTTTCTAGCTCGAGAAAAGCCTATACCCCAAGTCGGGGTATAGTGCTGAATTACCAGCGGTTGATCTTACGATCACGGCGCGCGATGAAGCGCTGCTGAACACCAACAACGTGCTTCATCCGGGAGTTCGCACCCCTACCAATAAAGCAGGAGGCGAGAACAATTCCGAGGATGAAAACAGCGCTCTTGATGACAGAAACGATGATGCGGGTCATGAGTGGTCCTTTCAAACGGAGGGGTTTCAATATAGGACCGGTTTTTCTCGCGGGCTATTTCATCTTCTTTCGAATGTCGCGAAGCTCGAGCCAGATAAGCAGGAGCAGTCCGTAGATGCCAAGCCATTGTCCGAATTCCATGTATACTCCTTAGAAAAGCCTATATCCCAGGTCGGGATATAGGATGAGGTCTCAGTCGGTCTCTTCAGAGGCTTCGATCTCGTCGATCTCATCGAGGTCGTCGTGCTCAAGCTCTTCGGGCTCGTCTGTGTCCGGAACCGAGCGGAACGCCATGAGGGTGAGTGCGGTACCAGCTGCGAATACAGCGGCGCCAGCAATCAGCTTCTTGGAGTTGCGCTTGATAGCGGGCAGGACAGCGTCCTTGTTGAACTTGAACTCGACGATCTTCTCGTTGGTCTCAACGGTGGTGTCGGTGGTCTCAGTCATGAGGGTTTCCTTTCAAATAGAGGGGTCTCATATAAGGCATGGTTTTTCTCGCGGAAAGCCTATATCCCATGTCAGGGATATAGAACTTGGATCAACGGGAAACGGCGAGAGCCTGTTCCACCATCGTATCCCATTCCTCATCAGTCATAAGCTCAGCGCGCAACTTCGCGTTCTCAACTTCGAGCGTCTGCACGCGGGCCTTAAGATTAAAGGCGGCGTACTTCTGCTCTTCGTGGGCAACAGCGAAGAAGATGCTGAGGATGGTGACGAGGCAAAGGGCGATGTAGAGCATAGTCTTTCCTTTCGTAGGATCTTCAATATAGCACGAGTTTATCCTGCGAAAAAAAAGATAAGCCTAGATCCCATGGCGGGATCTTTGGCTGGAAGGTGGTAGGATCAGAAGTTCCAGGTCTTCTTCTTGCCAACCATCTCGGCGATAATCAGCAGGGTGCCGATAACGACGAAGGGGGCGATGACAAGAGCGAGGAAGGTGGTCATTGTGGTTCCTTTCTAAGGGTCTTCAATATACCATGTGTTATTTCTGCGACTACTGTGACTGGTGTGATTAGGCAAAAAAGATAAGCCTAGATCCCATGGCGGGATCTAGAACTGTGTCAGAGGTAGTAGTGGTCGTACTGCTCAGAGCTCAGTCCGGTAGCAGCAAGCTCCTCGGCGTAGTCGAGGGCGGCCTGTGCAGCGGCGGGAGAGAGGTTCATGAGAGTGTCCTTTCTATGACGGGTTTCAATATAGAGCCCGTTTTCTACGCGAAAGCCTATACCCCAAGTTAGGGATATAGGTGAAGAGTCAGTTGGAAGATGACTGGGCATCCTTACCGTGCTCACGGAACTTCTTCCTGAGGAACGGCCTCGAGGCGAGGTCAATTCCGTACAGGAGTACAGCTCCGGCGAGTCCGGCAATGATGGAGTCCTTGATGGTCATTATGGTTCCTTTCAGAGTAGGGTCTTCAATATACCATGGGATTTCCTCGCGTAGGCAAAAAAAAGATAAGCCAAGCCCCCCATGCGTATAGCACAGGGGGCCTGACAAATCTCAGAAGGGTTTAACCTTCATGATCAAACCAAACGCCTTCGAGCTGACGACTGCAAGTCGCTCGTACTGGAGGACGGCTACGATACCTGCCATGGAGGTGACTGCACCAAGAATTGCGTCTTTGCTGAGCTTCTTGCTCTCGCCAAGGGCTTTGGCTTTTGCAAGAGTCTCGACATTTCGAGCAATTGTGGTGTAGTCCTCACTAGAGGGATCGTGAAGCTCGGCCTCCTTCAGAGCAGCTTCAATGGTCTGCTGAATGGGGTCAGTCTTCTTCATGGATGGGCTCCTTTCTAGGGGTTCATTATACCGCAGGTTTTTCTCGCTTAGACCTGCTTGACATCCAGCGTCACCTTCCCGTTCCGGAGCATCTCGGCGACACCCTGGTCGAAGGTGGCGTGGATCCCCTGGTCCTCAGACACGTGAAGGGCGCCAGAGGGCTGAGTTCCCTGGTACTTGGTGGAGCTCACACCGAGAAGCACACCCAGGAAGGTGTCGATCGCGGCGATCGTCCCAGCCACCTCAGTCGGGTTAGGCAGGTGCCACAGAGCCGCCAGCGTGAGATAGAGCGCAGAGGTAGCCGGAAGGGCGACCAGCGCAACCCACTTGAGGATGTCGTAGGACTTGTTGTTCAACTTACTCTCCTGAAGGTGCTTTGCCATATTGCTTCCTCTTAGCCGGGGGTCTAGGGGTGGGGACGACGGGAAGATTCTTTACCTCATTCACTATCTTCTCAGCAAGCCCATTCCCCCCGAACTCGGAATAGGGCTCTACAAGATACTTCATGAAGTCTTCATACTCGTCGAGGGTGAGAAATCCTCGATGGAGATATGTCTTCCCGACATATACAATCCGGTCATGGGCCATTCCGAGCAGAAGCCTTGAAGTGGCGGACGTCCGCTCACTGCGCTTCATGATCCAAGCCCACATCCCGGAAGAGCCCAGAACCGACAAGAATATCGCAATGACGATGTCGGTCAGTGGGTTGAATCCGAAGTGCTGCATGTTAACCGATCGCTAGATAGGGACGAACCCCGAAGGAGTAGTTCAGCGGGGCGTGGGAGAACTGACCCGTGGACTTCATGTAGACTGCAGTCTGTGATGAAGCTCGTTCACGAAGCCAGTACTCCTCCTCAATGTTAACAAGGGCGGGGTTGAGCCTGAAGGCGGGGAACTGGTTGTGGTGCATACCCTTGGCGAGGGGATCGTTGAAGATCGACGTTCCCCAGAGCATGGCCTCGTCCATGATATTGATGTGGGGGTTGTACCAGCGCCAGTCCCTGACTGCGCCGTTACCATCGTAGCCCGTAGCCACTCGAGTCCAGACGCCAACCATGTTGGATCGGTTGAACAGAGACTCAGCCATGCGGCTAGCCTTCGTCATAGTAGACTGGTTCAGGGTAGAGTCCACATACGAGCGCTGGTCCGGAATCGTGGTAGACCATGAGTCTCGGAAGAGCGATGCGTCCGGAACGACCACAATATGGTTCTGTCGGAATGGAGGCTCACCGATATTGATGAAGTAGTTGAACGCCACGATACGCCAGGTGATACCGGAGTAGGTCCAGTAGTCCCCCAGATACATCCCTGAGAAGGATCCGCTTCGGATGGCCTGGAGATATGGAGTAATGTTGCTTCCCAGCGAGGCGCCTCGATAGATGGAGTTGTGGACACCAACGTTCGAGTCGTTCAGCATCCCATAGACAGATCCAGAGTTGGTGAACTTCTCGTTGATCTTGGTGATATTGAGCTCGGTACCGGCGATACGACCCTCAACGGCCTGGAGACGCTCATTCTGGTTCCGGTCACTCACCTTAAGATTGGCGACGTCAGTCGAGGTGTTACCCCCAGCGTTAGCCAGGGCATCTCGGACGGACTCGAACCAGGTGTTGAACTCGCCCTGCAGCTTGGCCTGGAGAGAATCCAGGTTGATGTTCTGCAGAGGCCCGCTCACGTAAGGAGTACGGGCACTACCCACGAGGCCGATGATGTTCTCGGCCGTGATCTGTCGAGAGTTCTTGATGATCTTGATCTGTGCCAGAGCGAACGTCTGGCGGTCACCGTTGTCATCCACGGAGGGGACAGTAGGTGTGACCGCAGGAGTTCCCTGAACGACCTTGATCTTCGCACCGCGGATGGCCTTGGATCGGTCAACCTCGACACATACGAGATCGATACGGTCGAGCGTTGCGTGAGAACCAGTCAGAGTAACCGTCTCATCGCCCGAGTTCTCAACCCATCGGTTGTTCAGCCATGCCTTGCCGGAGCCGACATAGACGGACATACCATTGTTGGTGGGTCGAACACGGAACTTGTCTCCCACGTTCGGAAATACCCCCGGGGCAATAATGCCGTCGAACAGCGAGCCGAACTGGTCGGCGTCGTATGTCCGGTCGCCATTCACGGAGTTGTAGAAACCACTAGTAATGGCCATATGCTAATCCCTTTCTCGAGGAACGATGACCTCACCTGGTCCATTGCGAGTGAAGTCGATACGGAAGCCGTCGCCATTCCACTTGGTGCGAGACGACATTGAGATGGAAGGAACCTGAGAGAACCCGTCAGCCGACCAGGACTCGGTCATCTCTGTGAGCTGGCACTCGATTGGAACAGGGTTACTTCCGGACGGAACGTAGTAGAAAATATCGCCTACGTCAAAGCCATCGCGGTACTGAACATTCGAGAAGTTGTTGATCTTTCCCGAGATCATCTTTAGCGGGGTATACTTCGGGAACATGGCGTCCAGAACCCAGAAGGGATACCACACCTCGGTCAGGGAAGAGATATGCTTCTTCTGAAGCGGCGTAAGCGCCTTCCAGTCCTTGACCGAATATGGCTTGTGGACCTGGGTATTGTCCCACAAGACCTCTCGCCGAGTGATCGGGTTCTCGGAGCGAAGTGTATGCGCCCGGGTATGTGTAGTTCCATCCGCAACCCAGTCTAGGTCTACGTCACCAGTATCAAAGATCTCGTAGATCGTACTCTTCTTGTCAACGATCGAATCAACCGACTCGAAGTCCGAGAAGTTATCGTTCTCCTGTGCGAGGGTAATCGTGTTGATCAGCCGAGGAGCAGTGATGTAACAATGGATGCCACCATTCTCAAGCTTGATCTTGTAGAAAAGCGAGTACCCGTTTGGCTTACATGCGGAGATAACATTCTTGAACATGTCCGCAATTGGCGCACGGTCGTAGATAATCCACTTACCGTCCTGGATCTTCTGGCCGGTGTCGTTGACGTAGGCCATCTGAGACACACGGGTATTTCTATGGAAGTTGAAGTTGTCAATCCGTCGCTCAGGCTTTGCATCCTTACCGAGGTTGGAGTGAGCAACATCCTCGGCCATAGCCTGGGCATTGAACTGGCCATTTGCATCCGGTTCAATCCATCGCCTATGCGGAAGGATCCTCCACTCCATCATCGACTCGAGGGATCGTCCGGTGTACTTGTGGAGGTAAACGCCGTCATCCTCCTGCTTAACCGTAGCGGTCTCGATGACCATCACGGTATCCGTGTCGTCTCGGATGAACAGATTCCCAAGACTATACTCATACCCAGGCTGATCCGAGTAGAGTTGAAGCTCGAACTGACCATAGTCATAGGCTCGCTCGGTCCAGTTGAGCGAGTAGAAGTTGTTCGGGACCTCGATAAGGGTTTCATAATTATGGAGGAACGCGAAGAACAGCTGCATCAAATCCCCCTGTAGAGAGTGTCGTATTCCATAGAGACGCTAACGTCGTCAACGCCCCCAGCATACTGCAGGGCGATCGTGTTGATACCTGGGTGCATCTGAATCCAGGTACTCCCCGGAGCCAGAACACCCGTGATGAAGGACTTCCTACCTCGAGCCTGGTGCGTAATGGACTTCTTACCTGGACGAGTATCGATGACGATGCTCTCGCCTTGGTAGAAGTTTCCTGCTCGAGAGATAGACATAGTCTCGTTATACGTTACATTCGAGACGATGAGGTTGCTAACCGTACCAGAGAACTCGACCGTAATAGTCGCGCCAGCCGGGTAGTCTCCGAGGTACCGGATGTCCTTACCGGAAGAGTTTGTCATGTCACCGAACTTGAGCTTGTGGTTCGGCTCGGAGAAGAACGGGAACTCGAATGAAGGCGTGTTGTCGTTGAAGCCCACGACCTTCTGGATCTGAGTAGCAGAGGACTTCCAGTACGGGTCCAGTCCAAGAAGGGAGACCTGGATCTCCTGCCGCTCAGAGAAGATGTTCGGCTCGACGGACTCGACGATGAAGTCTGAGTGCACGTTAAGCCAGTCGGTGGTCACACCGAGAGTGATGGTCTCTCCGACTCCAAAATATGAGTAGCACTTGAGTCGGAGTTCCTGAATGTCGGTCCCCCAGGGGATCAGAGTCAGTACTACAGTACGAGTACCAACCCTGACCCCCTTGAGGAACGCTCCGTCCAGCAAGGCATATCGGTCAGTGCTGATGTCTGCCTTTACTGGCCCCAGACCAGTAATCTCCTTGATCGCGACCCCCGACGAGTAGGGGTCTGTGATATCGATTGCAAGTCGATCCCCCGACTTGGTCGTGGACGAGATCTCTGAGATCATAGTGTCAACTTGTCCTTTGCCATAGCAAGCTGAGTGTGGGTCTGGCGATAGATAGTCGCCGCATCCAGCGCCTCAGGCGAGTTGTTGGTCTGGTTGAATGTGATGTTTGTAACACCATTTTGACTATTCTTGTCAGAATTGTCAACTGCGATCGGAGCAGGAGGCCGAGCCGCGTTAGCAGCCTGCGCCGTGACTCCAATGGCGGGAAGGAAGTTGTTGATTCCCTTAGCCTGCTTCTGCATCTCAGTGAGATCCAGAACGGGCTTGATTTCGGGCTTGAAGGACGGGTCATCCTCGACAAGTTCGTTTACTCCGTCAAGAGCTGCGGCCATTGCGTCGTATGCAGCCTTAGACATGTTGTCTCCGGCCTCAGCGACACGCTCGCCAGTATTCTCGATACCAATGGCAAGGCCTTCTCCAACGTATCCACCAAGTTCCTTCATCAGCCGAGAAGGAGAGTGAATACCAAAGAAGTTCTTGACCTTGTTGTAGCCCTTCTTGGCGACGGAGACCATGGACTCACCAAAGCTCCAGGCCTTGGACGCAAGACCATCGGTCATACCGTCGACAATAGCCCAAGCAATCTCTCGACCAACCTTGTTGAATCGGTGAGAGTACTTGTTGATGGCATCGCGAACACCCTCAAGAAGCTTGAGTACCGTCCACATGCCCTTATCAATGATCTTTGGACCATTCCTGGCGATTCCATCAAGGAAGTTGAGAATAACATTTGTGGCAGCATCAATGACCTTACCAATGTTATCTGCAATTCCATTCAGGAAGTTTGCCAGAATGGTGGCACCCTTCTCGCCGAACTCGTAGGCGTGATTAGCCAGCTCTGTGAGCATTGCCTGGATCAGGATGAACAACGATGCTACAATGCCTGGAATGTTGGCGTTGATAGCATAGATAATCGCCCCAAGCAATGCCGCCATAGCAACCGCAAGCTCAGGGGCCTTGGCTCCCAGAGTAATGATGAAGTTAGCGATGGCGTTCGCAAAGTCGATGGCTACCTGCGGAAGAATTGCCGCTAGCTGTTTCAGGCCCTCAGTCAGAACTAGGAACGCTGCTGCACCAGTAGTAGCACAGATACCCAGTACTGCCGCAAAGGCCGCCATACCGATCGAGATCGGAAGCAGGGCTAGTCCTAGTGCAAGTAGTGCAGCAGTAAGGATGATCATACCTACCGCGAAGTACTGTGCACCAGCAGCGGCTGCAACTAGGATCAGCATACCACCAGCAAGGGCAATAAGACCGATAGCGAGCTGGCCCCAGGTGATCGTGGACAAGGTCTTCATTGCTGAGGCCAGGGCTAGGAATGCGATAGAGGCGATCCCTAGAGCAATTCCACCTTCCTTGAAGGCGTCTGCCGCAGCCATTGAGATGGCCAGAATTGCCAGACCTGCTGCCAGAGCAATGAGTCCCTTAGCAAGGGTCTCGATGTCCATGTTGCCAAGAATGGCTACTGCACCAGTTAGAACAATAACCGCCGCAGACATGGCAATAATCGCGGCGGCACCACGGGCATTTGCTCTTCCAGCAATAGCCATTGCTACGGATAGCTCCGCAATAATGACACCCAAAGCAATGACACCCTGGAGAAGTTTGCCTGTATCCATCGTGCCCAGCATCCAGATAGCAGCTACAAGGATGTTACAAGATACAGCGAGAGACAGAAGAAGGGCTGCACCCTTACCCATGTATGGATCCTTGCTGACAACCACCATAAATCCGGAAAGAATGGTGATGACTGCTGCGAGTGCAATAACACCTTGTACGGCCTTCCCGGTATCCATTGACCCGAGCATATATACCGCGGTAGCTAGAATAACACAGGAGACAGCTAGAGACATGATGATGCCCGCAGCAGCACCTGAGCCCTTCATACCATGGATACGACGTAAGAAATCGCCCATGGCATCAAGAATATGCCTAAACGCCAGTACCCCTACAATAGCACCCTTGATATCCATGGTTGATAGGATCTTTACAGCCGCAGCCATAAGAAGCATGGTCGTACCAAGTGTGAGCATTAAGGGGATCAGCATTGCTGTCCCCTTCTTGTACTCGGTAAAGCCAGCCAGGTGATCCATCATGTCCTGGAGCATGTTGAACATCAACTTCATTGCGGCGATGGTGATGAAGAGCTTAGGCGCCGGAACAAGGGACATAAGGATCAGAGCACCGGCCAGAACGCCTAGAGCAATGGCGATCGTTAGAAGAGCTTTAGCCTTAACCTTCTGCTCAAATGCCTCGAGAACCCCGCCAAGCTTGTCAAAGACATCACCGATCTTATCTGCAACGTTTCCAATCTTGTCGAAGTTCTTCTTGAAGGAGTTGATCCATCGAGTGAATGCGACCAGGACACCGCCACCAATAGCCCCAACAAGAATCTTACCCATGTCATAAGACTTGAGATTGGAGTTTGCATCGCTGAGAGCATTACCGATCGAACCAAAGGCGTTCTTAACACCTTCCTTAACCTTGGGAGCGAAGGTGTTTGTGACGAAGTCCTTGAACTCCTGGAACTTCTGCTTGATGGTGTCGAACAACTCAGGCAGATGGATTGCAGTAGCAACCTGCTTGATATCCTCGAACCACTTCTTGAGGAAGTTCTCCTTTGCCGCCTGTCCGGTTTCCTTAGCGGCCTGAGCCGCGGCAGACCCAACCTCAGAAACTGCACCTGCAGCCTCCTTGGCCTTAGCTTTTACCTCACTGTGCCCGTTAACCCAATCTCGGAAGGAAAGGGCTACATCCTTGACCTTACTGCCGACATCGCCGAAAGCCTTACCGAGCTTGGGCCAAACGCTGCTATTTTGAACCGTATTCCATGTTTCGATCAAGACTTCCTTGAGCTCGACCAGTTTCTCCTTGAGCCACTGGACTTTCTCAGAGATCTTGAGCTTCTGACCGAGTTCATCGAACTTATTACCAAGGGATGCGACGATTGCCTCAGCTGAGGACATGTCTCCGAAGTTGAATCCCTTGAAGTAGTCAGACAGAGCGGCTTTACCGGATACCAGCTTAGCCTTAAGCTTGTCTCCGACGCTGTTAGCGAACTCGTTTACCTTGGACTTGGCCTTGTCTACTCCGCTGTGAATGGAATCCATTGCAGCAGAGAACTCTCGACCGATGACTGAGTTCTTAAGCGCGTCCTTGACAAGCCCAAACTTTGAAGCAAGATTCTTGAGGCCTTGACCAGCGCTCTGGACCTTACCGGTAAAGTCGATCCACATAATGAAGTCATGGATCTTGTCTGAAACCCACTTGATTGCTTTACCGACCAAGTCGATTGGCGGAAGAAGCAGCTTTAGAATCTTACCACCGATATCTAGCTTGGTGAACCACTGGTCAAACCAGAAGATAGCCTTACCAAGGACCTTTGTGATCTGGAACACACCAGAATTAATTCCGGTGAAGGCCGGGAATAAAGCGCTCACGATGTGCGACGCTACGGTAAAGACAACCTGTGCAACTTCGCCGAGAATAGTAGCAAAGATGTGGAAGATTGAGAACAGTCCTGTGAATGTCCACTCAAGCTTATCAGCAAAGTTATTTGTGATGATGAGCTTAGATGTGAAGTTCTCAAAGGCCTTGGTGATACGAACAAGACCTTCAGCGCTAGCGTTCATGAACACTCGACGGAAGGCGGTACCGATCTGGCCGAGTACCTTAACTATAGCCCAGAAGATATTGGCCAGACCCTGAACCAGAGCAGTCCTACCACCGAGATCCTTCCACATCTGTAGGAACCCGTTTCGGGCATCAGCGCTAGACTTAATAACGCCACCTAGCCAGTCGCCAATAGACGTGAATAGAACTGATGCCTCTTCAAAGTCACCGAACAGAATTTCGAATGTCTCTGCCCACCCAGAGCCGATAGCTTCCTTAGTGGTATCTACTAACTGACTAAAGGTTCGGATCTTGGTCGCAGCATCAAACGCACCTTGAGCGAACTGCTTGAGTTTATGGGCCTGCTCCTCTGAGTAGCCCATCTCAACAAGTTGTGCCTCAGAGAGGTCATTTGTCAGAGCAGTCAGAGTGGTCGTCATGACCTGAGCAGTAAGCCAGTCTTCCTTGAGAGACTCTCGGAAGTTTCCGTCTTTAGCAATAGCCTCATCATAGCCAGTACCCATCATCCGGGAGGTCTCGATAAGGGCATTCCTGAATGACTCACCGCCCATACCTGCCTGGACTAGCGAGTTCCAGTCTTGAAGGTGGACTGCACCGGCTGCAATAGCCTGAGAAAGCTGGGTATATGCAGTGGCTGTCTGCTGGGCAGTTGAACCCGAGGCCGCTGCGAGGTTAGACAGACCCTTAATTGATGCCACGGATGTCTGAAGATCGACACCAGCTGCGGTGAACAGACCAATGGCGTGAGTCATGTCGCTGAAGCTATATACCGTCTTATCGGCATAGGTGTTCAGCTCGGCCAGGGAGGTCTTAACCTCGCCGAGGGTGGTCCCCTTCTCGACTGTGTTGGCCATAATGGTCTGAATTGCTCTCATTTTGAGCTCATACTCATTAAAGCCGTCTTTAATGGTTCCGATGAAACCAGAGACCACGCTTCGACCAGCATTAAGAGCCGCAACACCAATTCCACCGAAGGCAGTTACGGCAAGACCTTGCATCACGGTCATGTTCTTGCCGATATCGAGGGCCTTGGTGGCCAGATCACCGAGCGTGGTGTTCTTAGCGATCTCTCCAATACGAGAGAGACCATCTGCAGCCCCCTGCATCTTCAAGGATTCTTTGAGTCGGTCCATACTGGACGCGGATTCCTTGATCGCAGAAAGGAACTGCTTGTTATTCATCTTGAGCGAGACTACCCGCTCATCAATAGTTGCCACTACTTAGTGACCTCCTTCCAGGCCTTCTTCGCTATCTTGTCGAATACGGGCCTGATAGCGGGGTTGATGTAGTCTCGGCCAACGACATACCCGCCATTACGGGTTCCGTGACCATATTGCAAGATGACGGCGATGTTTACGCCGTTGTTTACATGCGAGTTTGTCCAGGTGATCTTCCAGTTCTCGCCAGTTCTGGTGACTTCATAGTTCCAGCTAGCTGCTGTCTCGCCCGACCTGGAGGGGGTCGCCGCCTTGAGAGCAGAAACCCCCTCCTTGCCGAACTGATTCATGATCAGAGCCAGGTCTAACTTCGTCATTCTGTCAAACCAATTCCTGGTGAGTTTCCAGTCTCCCTGGCTCTCGAACGTAATCATGATTCTCCTAGACTAGAGATTCGGAGTAAATGTTGGCCACTCCGGAGACCATGCATCCGATAGCGCCCTTGGCTAGACCCTGGTCGTATGCATCTCGAGTGGGGCAGATGTGGGCCCATACTGGCTTTCCGAGCGCGATGGTTCGTCGCCAGACTTCGTCACTAGCCTCCCAAGACATCCCCACATAGTCCCATGGCTTATACCACTCGTTGATCCGGCCATCGGTAACCTGATCAGGATATGAGTAGCCCCAGCACTTCCATCCGTCCGCCTTCCACTGACCAGCGAGCCAGCCCGCGTCAATGGAGAACTTCCAGATGATTCTACCGTGAGCATCAGAAGGGAAGAACTTCTTAAGCTCCTGCCACTCAGCGGCAGAATACTTGGGGTCGAGCACCGTGATGTGACTAGACCCGTAAGCAGCAAAGTACTCCTCGACAGTCATGAATGGCTCGCCGATAGTTGTGTACTTCTGGATCTCCGCCCATGTCATCTCGGTGACTGGGGTATTCGGGGCCGTCTTGTCAACTCGCTGAAGGGTTCGGTCGTGATTCAGGAACCACACACCGTCCTTAGTCTTCTGGCATGAGACCTCCAGAGCCCCTGCTCCGAACATAACCGCGTTGGTGTATGCTCGAATAGAGGCCTCGGGCCAGCTTACGGATCCTCCTCGGTGAGCGATTAGGAATCCGCGAGTGATCATCATCGTGCCGATGTCCTTGTACCCTCGAGGTACAGCTCGCATAATGGCGGGACGCTCTTCACCGTTCTCCCAGATGAAGACCGGGTTGTTGAGCTTACCTTCCGTAATGGCTACGCCAGGAACAACCTTCTGAGGGACCTCCTCAACCATCGGGACAAGGTCGACCCACGCAAAGCCGAGGGCATTGGTCCCGGTCTTGACGTTCTTGGTGATCCCACCCTCGATCGACGACCATGACTCAGTCGTAGAAGCGCCGCCAGTCGAATAGCGACGTTCCTCAGAGGGGTCCTGCCAAGGTACGAGCGGCGTCTTGTTGTTCCCATGGTACTGAGCGGCCACAAGATGAATATACTTATCATCCTTTAGGATGGGTGTACCAGCAGTCCAAGGATTGATTACAAATTCCTTGACTCCTCGGAGGAGGAAGCACAGTGCTCGTTCTCTGGCGGTTGTGGCGGTATCGCCATGGAGCTTGATGTTGTTAGCTTCCGTGGAATTCGAGACCTTCTTGACTGCGACATATCCAGATCGACCACTGACGTTCTTCTCAACAGAGGAGGCCCATCCTAGTGGAGGCTTAGCAGCGGTATTTCCGAACTGCGAGGCGTAGAACACCACGACTACGTCATCAACCCTAGCCTGGGGGAACGACATAAGCCCCATAGAGCCACCAACCCCGAGAATGGACTGAGTGGCTACTACTTCAACTCCCGGTTTGGGTGTCTCATAAACGTTGAAGTTATGGATAGTAATGTCTTGAGCCGTACCCGGAACCGCAATGGATGGCGTCCACATTGGATAGGCGTTATTTGGAAGCTCGAACTCAGACCGGATAGCAGCATTAGCCCCACCACGGATGTTCCAAGTGACAATGAAGTCCTGTTTATCGGTCTTCTGCTTACCTGCCTGGAACCAGTTCGCTCTCATGGCGAGCTGGGTATCTCTATCCGCCGTATACGTTATCTCGACCGTCCACTTACGATCACCGACGGTATAGGCAGCACTCTCGAATGGGGTGGAGCTGGATCCCTTTCGGATCAGACGCCCGTCACCTATTCGAGCGCCATTACCTCCCCACCATGCACCAATTACTGGGAATACGCTAGCCATTACTTGGCCCGCCTAACGATCACCGTCCCGGACGGAGTCCCAGCAGGCACCGGATCATCAGGTCCGAGGACAATCATCTTCGGAACCTCGGGGATCTTGAGATTGTCGACCTTCAGCTTCAGCTTCAGGTATCCCTTGAGCCACGGGATGATCAGCTCTCGGATCTCAGCGCCCGGAGGGTTCTCATACGGGTTGCCAATTGGGTGCCATTGACCACCATTTTGAGGATCCTCGACGAGGAATCCATCTGTGACGTAGAGGTGGCTGATCGCGAGGTTGTCCGCCTTGTCGAAGACCTTCTGGTAGTTCTCCGAGGTGACGGAGTGAACCACAGCCCACCATCGAGTGGACGGATAAGCCTTCATGTGGTCCGGAAGAATCGGCGAAGTCGGATCCTCCTCGAGGAACTTGGTTGCCGTTCCCTCGAACATCATACAGACGTCGAAGTCGAGGTTGCACACTTCCTGAGAGATGTTGGATCCGGTATTGATCGCGATAACGAAGTCCAGTCCGTTCTCCCGGCGGATCGTGTCAATCAGATCCTTGTACCACGGAAGTCGGTCCTTCCTAGCATCCCATCCGTTGATTACCTCATCAAGGAAGACGCCCTGTACCAGGTCGCCATACCAGTGCTTAGCTCGCTTCAGCTGCTCAAGGATGTACTCCTTGGTAAACTTGGCAGCGTTGGGAATACCTCGGTTCTCCTCGGCATCGGGGTTAATAGCAGCTCCGTACTGAGTCTTGATGTAGAACAGGAGTTTCTTTGCTCCTGCGCCAAGAGCTAACTCGCCCTGCTTCTGGAAGTCTACCTCCTGAGCCTCCCAGTCACCGCTGTTGCGGTTAAGGATGACGTATCCGAGGTTGTCGCGGAACTTTAGAGTCTGAGCCCACTTGGAGAACTGCCCAGGCTTTCCGTCCTGGTAGTAGTCAGGCCAGTAATATGTTACCGGGGAGTAGTACCGAGCCCCGTTCTTGAAGGGGTTCGTCTGTCGGAGTGCGTCCTCGACGTCAGCCTTCTCGCCGTATGTCTTAGCTGCTTCGTCCTTGGTTATATACTTGTCGAGTTGAGGGGTGACTGCATCCTGACCGGCGGGGCCACGCTCTCCTGCAGGTCCGGGAGGACCCTGCGGTCCAGGAGGGCCAGCAGGACCGACCGCACCGTTCTCACCCTTTGGTCCTGGTTGACCATTTGCTCCGGCGGGACCAGTAGGTCCGGGAAGACCGTTATCCCCCTTTGGTCCAGGAGGACCCTGAATTCCCGGATCTCCCTTTGGTCCAGGAGGGCCAACAGGACCCCTAGGTCCTTCGGGGCCAGGTACCGGGGTTCCTCCAGCTCCGCCTCCAGCAGGTCCAGGGGGACCCTGAAGACCCCGAGGGCCTTCCGGTCCAGCAGGTCCGCGTTCACCGGCATCGCCCTTAGGTCCAGGAGGGCCAGCAGGACCCGGATCACCCTTAGGCCCGGTAAGTCCCTGTGGGCCACGAGGACCAGGTGCGCCAGCTCCACCGCCACCTCCACCGCCGAACGGAAGCGGGGAGATCTCGGGTGTGGGGTCAGCGGACATGATATCAATAGTTCCACCCTGAGTCAGAGCAACGTGCTTGACGATGTCAAACTTGGGTGAATCGATGTATATGGTGTGGGTCCAGGCGCCAGAGGGGGTTACTCCAGCGCCCGGAGCCAGCACCTCGATGTTGACAGCGCCAGCCTGGTCTGTCCGAACCATGTGCTCGCGCATTGAGACTGCGGCACCTTCAACGGTAGCCGTAGCGCCCTTCACGTCAGGAACGATTCGGACAAGAGCCCGACCATTCTCTCCTCCGGGAATAGTTCCCGTTAAAGTACAGTATGGTGCTGCCATTTTGAGCCTCCTACGGCTGTTCGGCCCTATCGAGCAGGGCGTTCACCTTTGTGTTTGTCTCAGCGCCGTAGACGCCGTCAACCTCGGCCCCGACTGCAGCCTGAACGGCCTCGACGGTCGCGTCGTGAGCCTCCTCAGAGGCGTCGCCCCAGACCCCGTCCTGCTCAGTACCGACCACGGACTGCGTGAAGGCCACACCGAATGGGAAGGTCTTCCCACCCCACTCGGAAGCCGCGGCAAGAGCATAGCATCGAGACCGAGTATTCGGCCCGGCGACATTGTCGGGGGTCGCACGGACTGCACGCTGCAGCGCACGGATGTCAGCAGGGCCAGCGGGAGCAGTGTTGCTCGGAGAGTCAGTATATGCAGGCCGGATCACATAAGCGATCGACTGATTGCGGACACGCCGCCAAACACCGTTCCCAGCAGACTGAGAGCCGTAGCTGCCAGACGAGGTGTTGCCCTCGATCGTCTGGAGCGTGCCTCCGCCAAGGTTCTTCTCGACGAAGCCCACGTGGTCAGTGCCGCCGCCGTCCCAGTCGTAGATGACGACATCACCCGGTCGGGCGTCGTAAACCGATACGAAGTAAGCATCAGGGTGCTGGCGGACCTTGTTGACGGTGTAGTCAGTGTTAAAGGAGAATCCTCCAATAGCGTCAATCTGCCCGCACTCGTCCAGACACATGCTAACGAAGAGCATGCACCACCAAACAGAGTCGGACGGTCCAGCAAGCCACTGCTGACCAGTTCGAGCAGCCCAGTATCGGCCAGCTTCGGATCCGGGCTGAGGGTCGTCTGGTGCATAGTAACCAATCCTCGCTGCGGCGCGAGCGAGTACCTGATCTGCGACGCTCACTTCATCACCTCAGTAGTCTGGGACACGTGAATGTCCTTGTCTTCCATGGGATCAGTTCCGATGTGGGCCTGCGGAGCAAGCGCCTCCTCGGGAATGTCTTCGTGACTGATCATTGTTATCCCTTCGAACCAAGCTTAGCTCGCCTGGCTCTGTTGAGTTCCCTATTCCGATTCATGATCTCGGCTTGGGACATCTTCTTATCGGGCTGGTTCTTTTGGTTGCATACCCGAATGAGTGTGAGTAGTCGGTTGATGTGCCATGTCTCACACTCGAATGGGATCTGGCAAGCAATCATCCAGTAGTAGATAAGCTCGGATGAGGTGTATTCGCCAGATCCAGACTCTCCACCCGTCTCGCGGATGGTGGTTGCGGTCATCGTATCCGCCATATAGGCGCTGATACGCTCGACCTCGGATGGGGGGATCCTATCCAGGAGCGACGGGTCATACTCCTCATCAGTGATCATACACTTGATGTAGAGGGCCATCTCCTCAGGGGTGATTTTATCGTTACCAATGAGGTGCTTATGGGTGATTGACTCCCATTTTGACAGCGCGACCAGGTTGTGCTCCAGGTGTAGGATTCCGCCAGGCATGGAGACAAAAGTGCCTGTCTCCTCGTCGAACCCGTCGAGATCCGGGATAGAAACTATAAGCATTGCAGGCACCGAGGGCCCAGGAGTCTAGGTCTCTGAGCCCCCGGTGTGGTATATCAGCCTGCGAAGTGAGCCTTGATCTCGTCCGGCAGGAGGAGCTTGGGCTCGAGAGCCCCGCCTCCACCCTGAGCATCGGAACCGAACAGCTTAGCCTCGAGGGTCTTCAGCTTACCGGCGTCGACGTCCAGAGACGAGATGGTCAGCAGCGAGGTGGGCTTGGCGCCGCTCACCGTGACAGGGGTGGTGGACAGCTCCCAGGAGAAGGAGATCGCCTCGGGAGAGTCGTTGACGGTCTTATAGCCCTTCTCGGAAGGAGAGGCCTTGCAGCCATACAGGACGTGGAGCTTGTAGCCCTTGTCCTGACCAGCAACGTCGTCACCGATCTTGGTACGGTAGACGAGACCGAAGGCGAGTCGGTCCTGCTGACCGATCTTAACGCCCTTCGTCAGCGTGGCAGAACCGTCACACTGCTCAAACTCGTCGGGGTAGGTGTACGCCTCGATGGTGGCCTTCAGCTTCTCAGCCGAGAGCATCGAGAGGTACAGAATGTTGTCGGCGTAGAGGTCGGTAGCCTCAGCGCCCTCGGGCTTCTCGGAGATGGCGGTGATACCATTCCAAGCAACGCCCTTGCCGTACATCTTCTGGGCCGGGTCGTACACATAGAGTGCACAGTGGTCGACACCAGTCTCAATACGGCGCTCACCGGTCTTATCCCAAGTGAGAGCTGCCATTTTATCTCCTAATAGTAGACGTCGAAGATGTCGTGATAGAGGTTGTCCGCTATGAGTCGAGACTCATGGCGGCTGAATAAAAGGTCCTCGATCTTCGTTCGTGTCGGGTCCTCGGGATGCCGGGCAATCAGAGTAACCTGGAACCGGTTTGCTTTGATATACTTGAGGTTGTCCGCGTACATCGGATCACCCGGATGCCGCTCGTATACGATGCATGGATACGAGAGCTTAAGCGACGGGAGCGGCTGGTAATAGACCTTGTCCGACCCGAGGATCTCGACCAGCTTCTCATGGAGAGCTAGCCGTCGGTCCATTATACACCCCCGTCAACTCGAGAACCAGACGGGGGAACTTCAGCTCCACATAGGAGATCTTCCAAAGTCCCCCCATCCAGCGTACGTACTTGAGGTTCTGGATATTATCTGTTAAGAACCCGTCAGCGATAATGCTGATCTGGTTACTGAGGTTGATACTTCCCAGAATCTCATCGCTGCTACCATAACGTCGTGCTTCACGGAAAACGTCGCCATAGTACTGCTTCTCGACAATTTGGTCTTCCCAAATTCCCGGCTCAATCTGGACCTGTGTTGCAAACCCTATCTCACCGAAGAATTTGGCCATCTATCACGGCTCCGGGACGATGTTACCAGACTCCACCTTGCGCTCAACGATGATGGCCGACTTCGGCTTGGTCAGCGCACCGGAGAGGCGAGTTTCCAAGAGGTAGTGGTACTGGTTGAAGCTAATGTCGAAGTCCTCAGCAGCAAAGAGCTGGCCACCCTTGTCCGCACCAATGGTGTAATCGGACATGTTGACGATGATACCCAGAGCTTCGAGCTCGCCATTCTTGGCGGAGGTGCGCTTGAGACCCTTCATCAGCGGGACCTTGACGATCTTCGAGACGCCGATGTAGTCAGCCAGCTCAGCAATGGTGCGGAACTGGCGGTGGCCCATCTTGTCCTTCAGAAGGAGCATCTCGGTGACGAGTCGGGGATCGGCGAACCATGTGGGGTTACCGGCGCCATCGTAGTCATCCAGAGCGCGGACCATGGAGTCCAGGATGTCGTCGACGGACGTCTCCTTGGCCAGGACAACGCGAGGAGCGTAGAGGCTGTCCTCCTTGTAGATCGGGCGGATGCAGTCCTCCTTGATCTTGTCCTTGGAGGAGACAGGTCGACCATCACCAATGAGGACGGCCCGACCGAGCTCCTCCTCAAGCATGATCTTCATCTCACCGCGGATCCAGGAGACGACATCAAAGTCAGTGATGTCCAGGATGTCGTCCCTATCCAACCTCTGCTTCTTATAGATGGTGGTCGGCGAGGTGGTACGCTGCAGAAGCGTGAAGACCTCGTCTTCCTTCTTATTACCCTTGATGTAACCCCGGGCACGGGCCTCATCAGCAGTAATGTCGGCGAAGCGGGTGCGAATTCGGGAGAAGGGTGAGTGCTTGGCAGCACCAACAACGGAGTCGACCCAATCGGTCTTGCGCTTGATGAACTCCGGAGTAGTCCACAGATCCTTTGCATCCGGGAACAGGGTCTCGATCTGCTTGATGCCGTAGGCATCGGCGTGGGCCAGGATGGCCTCCTTCAGGGAGCCGCTAGAGCGAGCGTCCTCGAAGATGGTCTCGACCTGGGCGTGAGTCAGGACGGGGAGCTCCTCGGTGGTAGCGGAGCCCTCAAACACGTTCTTGTGAGCCATAGTATCCTCAGTTGTGTCGGAATGGGCGGTGTCCTCGGCCTCTTCGGTCTCAGACTCCTCCGCCTCTTCATCTACGGAATCGACGAGCTGCCCGACGATGGCGTAAACCGCCGTCTTCTGCTCCTCTGTCATCCCTTCGAAGATCTCCCCGAGTGTCGGGTCATCCTCGTCGCCCTCAGCCTCATCGGCATCCGGCTCCTCCTCAGCGTGCTCGACGTCATCCGTCTCCTCCGCGTCGAAGTCCTCATCCTCGTCCTCAAAGTCATCGCCGTGAGAAACGAAGTCCAGCTGCTCATCCGTGTAGATGACAGCCTCGATCTCATCGCCGTTGTCGCCATGCTCGATGGAGACCTGGTCGATGAGGGCACCCGGGTTGGCGCCGCGGAGCACCAGGCTCACCTCGACGAGCTCGCCGTGGACAACGTCGTTGCCCCGAGCCCGAACGTGGGTAGCATAGATGCTCATCGCCTTGATGTCGCCGTTCTTGACCATCTCTCGAGCGGTCCGGCCACGATCGGTGTTATTGAGGTGGGCGTAGGCGTAGACGCCATCCTCACGAACCTCAAGGTCGGCATGCCCGAGGACGTTCTCGACGTCGCCGTGCTTGTGCTGCCAGACCAGAGGTACAGTCTTCCCATCGTACGCCGCGAATGCCCCGTGTCGGATGACCTTGTTATCCGAGCACCGAACATCGTTCTTCGTGGCGTAGCCAGAGAAATCGCACTTAACTGCCATTTTGACTACTCTCCATCAGTTCGGAAATTGGTACCTCCGATGCAGGGACTTCGTCGACCGGCTCTTCGCCAGGCGGCTGTTCCTCGCCCATCGGATTGATGTTGGAGTTCACCAACTGGTTTGCCGTCTCGTCTTCAGACTGGGCCCAGCCGAACTTCGGACGAAGCTCATTGGCGGTACCAATCTCGTTACGCTTGACGGAATCGACCAGCTTGGACATCTCCTCCAGCGGGACGTTGAGGAACGGATCCTCGATCGCCATGATCCGCTGTCGCTGCGTGCGGGCAGTCTTCGTGAGGAAAGTCCTGGTGATGGCGTCCGTGATCGCTTTCAGAACTGGACGAACCGTTCGGTTCTGGTAGTTCAGCATCTGTCGAGCATCAGCCTTACCGGTGAAGACATCCTCAGTCATGCCGAGCTGGTTGTACAGCTGGGTGGTAAGCCACTGAATCTGGCTCATGAGGTTGTTCTCGGAAGGTCGGTTCAGCTGGGTGATTCGCTCCGCACCATCGGTGTAAGCGATACCGTACTGAGACCCAGCGAGCTGTTCCTCAATAGCCTTGCGTCTGGCTTCTGCCTGCTGCTTCTTCAGCTCAGTCTTGACGACGTACGGAAGCTGAATGATGATGTCCAGCTTACCGGATCCCGACTGCTTGTCAATGGCATCCAACAGGTGGAGCTTCTGCGTCAGTCGCTGCAGTGTCGAGTTCGGAGCATTCATCACGCTGTACAGAGGATTCTGTACGACCGCAACAAACTCCTTCTCAAGAGTCAGCTGTTCTCGCTGTCCAGTCTGGTCGTTGTAGACCTCAACTCGAACATGACGAGGATACCAGTTCAGGATTGTGCCGACTCGCATAGACTTGATGTCATAGCCCTGAGTCAGATCTGGGCTGACATCTGTGTCTACTGGAACGATCGCTACAGCGCCCTCTTCGAAGAGCGTGAGTACCAAATCCTGGAAGAATCCCTGACCGGTCTGGTCAATGTTGGCGCTCAGAGACAGGCAGTCATCAAGGTAGCTACGGTAGTAGCTCTTGAGGTTGCCGTTATCATCAGTCTTGACATGTCGAATAGGAACATTCGATACATCAATAGCAATCTGGTTGTAGATGCTCGTGACGATTGTCTGGTCGCCGACGACAGGTCGGTAATTCAGATTTGGATTACCGAAAGTCCATGAACCATACTCCGGCGTGAAGTTCTTCTTATCCGGGGATTTTGAAAACGCATTCCATGCGTGAGCTAGTCGATCACTAAGACCCATTTCACCTCCTCGCTCATTCGAATGCCTCCTTGTTGATTTTGTATGCCACGAAGGCATCCATCAGAGCAGCTACTGAGTCGATCTTCTCTTCCGAGCGTTTCTTCAGTAGCTTTCGGTTTCCGTTGGTATCCTCGAGGGTGACGCAGTTCCCCATGGTGAATGACATGAGTTCCTGGTCGAAGATGAGAAGTCTCTCAGAGGCCAACTTCTTCAGTTCCCCTAGGGGGACCGATTCTGTCCTGGCTCCCTGAATTACCTTCTCGATACCGTACGGTCCGTTCTCCTGTTCCCACCGGGTTACGAACTCCTTGGCGTTGTATGGGTCAAACCCAAACGCCGAGATGTCGTACTTCTGTTCATCGATGTACTGGTCTAGATCTTCATAGACCTCCATCATGTCCAGGACAGTACCCTCCATGACTCGGAGGCTTCCTTCTTGGATGAACTCGTCATACTTCTGGCGTAGAGCGCCCGGCAATTTCATGAGCGTCAACTCAGAGATGTATGCCAGAGTCTTTACACCAAAAGCCTGATTTCTGAGTGGGAACAGGAAGGTGAACGCACAGAAGTCATCACCCTGGGACAAGTCGGCGCCCATGGCGCACTGCATGTTCCAGAAGGTGTTCTTCCTGTGCGGGATCGTCTCCTCGTAGGTGAAGAAGTACGTGTAACCCTCCATGGGGATTCCGAACCTCTTGGCGAGGATGTCGTTTCGAGCAGCTGGAGCTTGTTCCATTCGCTCGACGTCCTGCTGGTACCGATCATAAGAGACAGTGATGCCGATGTTCGGTTGGGCTTTCACCCACATAGCAGGATCTGCTACTTCCTTGATGTCATCAAGGCGGTAGTAGAAGATTGAGATGTGAGGGGCGATGTATTCGCCCTTCAGTATTTTGAGCAACTCCATCTTCATGGTGTCGCCCACCGCATTGCGGATGGTTCCCTCGGATGATACGGCCAGAATGACCGGGTCATCGATCTTCGAGGCGCCCTGTTCGAGTGCACCAACGACGTCCTCACGGATGTCTCCGGAAAGCCACTCATCAACCGTACAAACCTTAGGGCGAAGACCCTGAAGCTTGTCGATGGACATAGGTCGAACCTCAAGAAGGGATCCGGTGAGGAAGTTCTCCACGCCTTTCTTCGTAGCAACCAGCTTCTGGCGGTTAGCCCTCGCGCCGGTTGTATTTTGAATGGATCCCTCAGTCAGGAACTTATACAGCGGACCTCTGGCTCGAGTAATGGCCGTCCGGAATGGACCCATCACCTCTTCAGCCTGCTTCATGGTCGGAGCCGTAGCGATCTGATGCGTAGTTGTAGTGTCGATCACCATGAAGTAATTCTGGATGAGTGACATATACATCGACTTCGCTGCTCCACGAGCAACGATCAGATACTGCTTGATTGTTAGGCGCTTCTTTACTGTTTTGGTCTCGTATCGACCGCCTACTCCGTCCTCATACGGGACGAAGACCTGGCGATCCTCGAAGTAGTACCAGCCAAGGAGCTGTTCGGCCCAGAGCTTGAAGCTGTCGAGCAAATGGAGGTCGGCTCCGTCGGACAGCGTGAGCTCGTTCTCGCAATAAGCGATAAAGCCCTCTACAGCCTTGTCGTCATAGTAGTATTCCGGGTTTGCGATTAGAGCATCGATGCGATTCATCTCGCAGGAGATCTCTTCGCATACCGGAATCTCGCCTCGGACTACTGCGTCTCGAAACTGCCCGTAGTATTTTGGTACTGCGGTGTTCGAGAGCATTACTTAGCTGTGCTCCCCGGGTTGCGCGGGTAGCGCTTCTTCTTGGGGGAGGGCTTAGTCTGCTTGTAAGACTTAGGCTTCTCGATCTGCTTCGGAGTCTTACTCTTTGGAAGAGCCGGACCCTTTACCTTAGTAGGTCCACCAGTCGACCGATACTCAGCCTTAGCCTCTTCCGCGACAACGGAGGCAGCCTCAGCGGCTTCCTTGGCCTTCTCTGCCGCCTTCTTAAGGGTCTCGGCCGTGGATTTACCGCCCTTCCCAGCGTCGAAGGCATTATCGAATGCGGACTTCATCAGCTTGGTCCCAGCATAGGTGCCAGCCTTAGTCAGAGAGTTCTCGAGGATCGACCGAGTGACCTCACGACCTCGAACCAGGTGGCGATCGGCCTTGAGCTCCCGATAGCGTTTCTCTTGCTCCAGCCGCTTAATTCGGGACTGAAGCTCGGAGTCGCTGATCTTCTTATATCCGCGGTTTGCGAACTTCTTTCGGGCCTTTGCGTCGGCCTTTGCCTGCTTCTTTCCGGCAACTCTGGCATCGTGAGCCTGCTTAGCCTTCTGAACCTTAGCTGCCCCAGTTCGAGCAGTCTTGATGGTTGTCTTGGTGGCGTTGGCGGTGAATCGCCCGCTCTTCTGGATAGCCTTGATGGTGGCCTTCCGACCAGCGCTAGCCTTCTTGCGGATGACGCCCCATTTCTGGCCTTTTACACCGTGGTGGATGAGGTCTTCTACCTCTGCTTCCCCTCGGTCTGATAGATCAGTCGCCATGCTGCCTCCTCGATCAGCTTCTGGTATGCCGATACCAAGAAGGAGTTCCCCGGTGGGTCGAAGAACAGCTTAACCTTCATGGCGATGTAAGACTTGATTGCCGCTTCGTCATCGATGGAATCAAAGACTGTCCAAGCGGTATCTTTCTCAATCGGGGTATCGCATTTTGGCCCCAATTGTGCGAGATCCATCCGCGCAGTATTAATGTGCATCAGGATCTGGTCGTCGAAGACATCATATCCCGGCATGATGCCGATTGCCTTCTTGGTATCTTCAAGAATGGTTCCCATTAGATCCTCCAGGGAGCTTGATCATTCGGTCGACGCTCAACAACTCGTGGTGTCAACCTCGATCGGTCTCCGAAGTGTATCGCGTTGTGGGTATTCTTGGTTGTCGTGATGAGAAACTCTGGCTCGAGGATGTCTGGATTGAATTCCTCGAGATCTCTGGGCTGAATCGGATTCATGTGGTGGATTAGCGGCATGTATCGGATGTCAAGTCCCTCGATCCCGAGGTCACAGGCTTCATCTCGAGCCAGAACAAAGTTCCTGACCTTCTTCCACTCCGTCGAGGTGTAGAATCGTTGGTTCAGGTAACGATCGAAGCCAAACGTGGCTGTACCGACTTGCCCGGTGAGAGCCAGGTAGTCAAACCGCTCCTCAAAGGTCTCTAGGCGCGCCAGTTCAGTATACGTTCGTAACATCTCCCGCTCCAGAGTATGTACGGAAGGCTTCGATGGCTTCTTTGGCAATCTTCTCGGCTTGCTCAGCGCTGACGAGCGCCGTCTTCTTCGCCTCGAGGAGTGCTGTTTCATTCCTTAGCTTCTCTACCTCAAGCTGTTCTCTTGTGGAGGCGAGCTTGAGATAGTGGTTCACCGTGGTTGCCGGCGCTGTACCCTCCCGAAGCTGCTTCTCAGCGAGCTCAAGCGCGAGATTGATCATCTGCGCCTCTCGTTGTTCCACAGTTCGAGCGGGTTTAGAGGGTGTTGCGGCCCTTTTACCCATAGTTGCTCCTTAGATAGAGGGCGTTTGGGGCCAATTGAGGGCTAGATTCTAGGGCCCGTTGTGAGCGAGACCAGCAGGAAGAAAGGAGCACACGAGAAACTTCCTGTGGGCCCTAGAACCTAGTCCCCAATTGGCTTTCCAAATATCCCTCCGGGGAAAATATGGAGGGGGCGGCGATGAGGGTGGGGGGCCTAAATGCGAGACCCCCCTCCCCCGGGTCGACGAAGAAATTTTTATTTTTCAATCATCGATCTCAAAAGTTTGATAGAAATTTGTTCCATCAAGATTGAGAATTCGATCAATTGCATTTTCAATTTCTTCGATTTCAAGTTCTTCACTTAACGAATCGCTTGATGTGCACAGCCTAGCCACCAGGCCACAGGTACCGTAGCCGTGGGCAGTGTCAAAAGCAAACCATTCGTCCCATGAAGTTCTTGGATCGTAAGGATTGTCCACTGTGGACAGCATCCTAGCCATAGTAGACCTCCTCAGAGAGGTCCTGTGAGAGGGTGTGTACCATGGTGTGGTCAGCCCTCCTCTAGAGCACGGTGTACAGATGTGGTAGAAATTCCCAAAGCTTCAGCAATCTCAGCAGCAGTCTTACCTCTGCTACTCATAGCCTTGGCTCTGGCCACCATGCTGGACGATACCTTAAGCTGAGTCCTTGGTGTAGCCAGTTCCCTCACTACTGATTCATCAGCAAGTTCAAGAACCTTGTTGAGAGCAGCCTGTGAGATAGCACCTTCCTGGATAGCACGCCATTCCTGAGGTGTGATAGAGAAAGGTTTCTTACCAGCCCCCGTTCTTGAACGGGCCTCGGCTAAAGCCTGGCGGCGTACTTTAGACATACGCTCTTTATCTTTAGCTAAGGTTGGATCAGCCTGCTTCTTAGCCCTGACAACCGCATCAGCTAGGACCTGTGCCTGTCTTTCCCTGGGTTTATTCCGGAGGGCCTCGTTAACTTTGGCCTTGAGGGACTTAACTTCAGGGGCATAGGTCTTTGCAGCCTGGGGGTTCTTTCGAACAGAGGGGATAGCAAGCGTAGCCTTGCGGGCTGCATTAGCCATAGCCTTCAGTTCGTTAGAGTGGTTGGCATATACCGTTTCAATAGTACTCCCATTCTTAGATACGAGGGAGAACGCATCGTTAGTTTCTGCCAACTTGCTGGACTTTGTAATAGACCGCTCAGTCTTCCAGCCCACGATCTTCTCGGGGTCATTCTTGTCGAAGATGGGTTTATTAAAAGTCCTACCGGTTTCTTCCCAGACCTTCCGTCCCGTCTTCTTATCGATGGGGCCACCCTTCGAAGCGGACCGGGCTTTCCTTTCAGGAAGGTATACAGTGGATCCAGCCCTCGAGATTAGAGAGGCTGCACCACCAGTCGAGTTACCTTGGTACTTCTTCTTGAGTGCGGCGATACCGTTATCAATCTCGGATTGCTTATAGTTGAGCTTGTGTTTCTCAGCATCGATAACCACCATGGAATGCCTAACTGCCCTGGCGATTTCAGACTGATTGGCACCAGCGATAGTCATGTCCGTGATGAGGTTCGAGATCTTACCCATCTCAAGCTGGGTGCGCTTCTTAGTCATAGCCGTCATACCCTTATACTGAGGATACATAGCCTTAGGATCGAAGTCCTTCAGTCCTTTAAGAGCCGGAGCGGTCTTTACCTTTCCACTGTTGTTAGGAATGACTAGGACTGAATCACCATCGAAGTCGGCACCAGACAGACGCTCGGCTACCTTGGGGTGAATTCCGATAGCGTCCTTGACCTTGGTCCCTATGCTTTTTCGAGCATAGGGGTCTTTGTTGTTAACAGTCAGTTCAGGAATCTCGAATCGTCCACCGTGAGGGTGGCGAACAAGAACAACCTTCTCCCCATGTTTGAAATTAGGGGCGTAAACCTCCGTGGTCTTCATCTTGGGGACGGGAAGGATTACCTGACTTGCCTGCCGAGGAAGAGATGCAGCCTTAAGATCCACAGCGTCAGAGTCAACAGAGTCGGCGAAAGACTGCAGGAGTTTCTTCTTGACTGCTGGATTCGTTAGAGACATGATCTCTTCGAGCTCAGCCTTGCGTTTGTCTCGAGCGGCCTTAAGCTGCTGCTTGGCGAGAGAGACGGGCTGCTTCGAAAGGAACTGGGAGCTCAAGGTCTTAGACCAATCACCCCATGTACCTTCGTCGTTGACGATGTTGATGCTACTAAGCTTCTTCCGACCATTCGAGTCGGTATAGTGCATCTGCTTACGAATGACGGCGCCAAATGGATTGGCCGGGTCGTCCTTCATAGGCTTGAGCGCGTCTAGCTTGTTCCCGGTAGGCTTCTTGTTGGTGTTGAATCGAATGTCATATCCCTTAGGGAGATCATCCGAGTACATCGCCATACCTTTGAGGTAGTGAGTACCATCAACACTGATTCGAACCTGGGCATAGTTAGAGCCACCGAGAGAAAGATCCTTGACATTCCTACGTAGCTCAATAACGCCATCCATATCCGTACCACCCTCAGGACCATACCGGACCTTTAGGCGCTTACTGGAGACGGGTGCAGGCTTCTCGATACCGTATACCGTATGACCCCGGTCCTCAATGTTGACCCCGGGGGCCTTAATTTCGCCCCGCTTGGCCAGAACCGTCTTGTAGTCCATGCCCGGAGGCACAAGGACCTTCATCTCGGTCTGCTTACCAGTCGTCTGCTGAGTGACCTTCACCTTGTGGACGTGATAACCCTCAGCCTCAAGCATGGCAGTGGCGGTCTTCATCTTGGTGCTTGTAACACCCATGTTGACCTCAACGCCGAGTCCGACGTCAAGTAGACCGTCCTTACCGACCTGCTTCTTGAGCTCCTTGGCAAGCGCCTCAGTACTCCCCGCCCTTTCCTTGAGGGTGGGGTCTAAAAGCGCTCGAACGGAGGACTCGTTGATGCCCATACGACGACCAATGGCCGTGTTAGACATCCCCTTCTCCTTGAGCCGGGCCACCATTGCAACGTCAGCCTTACGCTTCTCGTTCTTAGCAATGGACTTCTGGGCTCGAAGCTGGGTGGTGGTCATTCCAAGGCCCTTGGCGATCTCAGTCTCAGAGAGACCCTTCGCCTTCAGATCCTTGATGGTGGAGAGGAGGTCGCCCGAGTGCTGATGCGGGTCCTTTCCGGAACCCCAGGGGTAACGTCCAGACTTACGCTTAACACCATAGTGAGCGAGATCCATTAGGCCTCCTCTTCCTTGATCTTCTCGATAAGCTTGTCGAATTGGATGATGGTGTCCATGATAGGGGCGATATCGTCGCCCTCCGGATTTGCTACCTGAATATCATCGTTCTGGTAGATACGGAGCTCATAGTTGATAGCCCCAGGACGCTCATCATACTCGAGGCAGAAGAGTGCCGCGTAGATCATGAGCTGATCAATCTTGGCGGGGTGAACGCCAGTCTTCAGATCGTGGATGCGAAGCAGGCCCTTGTCAAAGGAGATAGCGTCAGCAGTGCCAAAGCAGTTGACCGAGTAAAACAGGACTTGCTCCGGCTCCATCCGAAACCCAATAGCATCGTTAACATAGTTGTTGAATGTCACCTTGTTTCGAGGCATGCGCATCTTCAGCCGAATGTGCTCAGCGGCGAGCTCGTGAAGACGGGTACCCTTTGCAGCAGCCTGGGCGGTTCGGAAGGTCTCGATCAGTTTGTCGGGAGAGTAGTTGAGCCAGTGATACTTGCTGGCGGAAAGGAATGCGTGGGCCCCACTAAGCTGTGAGTGATTGTTGAACTTCACTGAGGATCTCGCTCTCGTTCTCAGGGTAGATGAATGCGGCATACGACATCGCATGCATGGTTCGAACGTAGTGTGCCTGGTTCGGACGGACTGAGGCAATAGCGCCTCGCTTCACCTCAAGGGCGGCCCAACGATTCTTGTAGAGAAGAATCAGATCGGGTATGCCTTGAATGTAGTTGGGGTCATTTTTCAGAATAATGATCCCCGGCAGCATCTTGTTCAGCTTCTTGATGAGCTGTGCTTGGAATTGTGACTCACGCATAGTGTGCTCCTCTGGGTAAGCCTATAAGAAGGGATAGGCTTGTTTCTATCCTTCTTATCATTATATGCGTAGATTGCGACAAGGGGTGTCACACGTATTGTAGTTGAAGGGACACCCTTGGATGAGGGTGGACAAAAAAAAGCCCTATACTTATATATATATTAAAAAATCAATCAATCAATCAATATATATATTTTACTAAAAATGGCCACATTGCGACCTTTCGTTGCAATTCCAAGGAAAAGTCCACAATACGTGTGACACCTAAGTGTCCACTTTTTTGGCCACAATACGTGCGATGAGTAACATCTGTCACCTCTGTAACATACAAAAATGGCCAGTTGGACGGAAAAATGGCCACCAAATACAAAGTGACCACTCTCCCGACCCACCGTCACACGTATTCTAACCGACGAATGCCCTCTCGTTGAACACCCTCTTTGAGTTCAATGACCGCCGAACAGCCTCATCAATCGACGATTTCGACTCGAGAAAGTAGTACTTCAACCGAGAATATGGGGTGTTCAATCGGTCGATTCGACCCTCACACTGCTCCGTCACTCGCCAGGAATAGTTGAGGGACCAGAAGAGAACCGTATCGGTACTAGTACAGTTCCATCCCTCTGCTGCCGAGGTGTACTGACAGATGTAGATCCATCGGTCTCCTCCTGGAATAGCATCGTGCCGATGTCCATTCCATTGCGCCGTAGGCACTCCAAGGCTCTCCGCAACTGCAAGGATTCTATCGAGCTCATAGTTGTAATTGTAGAATACGATAACCCTCTCATTGCCTGCGAGTATGCGCTTGGCTTGCTCTGAACGCCAGTCATTATCACTGACCACCTTTCTCAAGATTCTGCAGACCCCACCTGCGTCTCTAAGGGGTTCCTCTGTCCAGGGATCCATCCTGTTCTTCACGACCCACTTATACAAGTCACGGTCGTAGTTGCAGAATATAGACTCCCTCTCACGAGTAGTGTGTCGCTCCACCGGCATCTCCACAAGGATACTCCGACGAAGTCGCTGCAGCTTCGCCTCCCCTATGTATCGTTTGACCTTGGGGTATTTTGCGAAGCGGTCAAATATGACATGATCCTCCATAAACTCCGTACGAGTCCTGAAGAATCCGTGGGCCATGAATACCGGGAGGTAGTCCATCCAGACATCTCCAGGGGTGGCCGAGAGCAGAAGCCAGGTGTTCTTCTTTGTGATCTTCAAGAATTCCTTGACCCAGCGCCCACTGCCGGAAGCACGCTGTTCATCAAAAAAGAATACCGCGTGTTCTCGATCCGAGTACTTCCCGATGTTGTTCCACGAGTCCACCACGATGGATGAACCTGTGAAACTACATGCAGGATCTGTACTCAGACCGAGACACGCAGCTTCTTCCTCCCACTCAAGGGAGTCCCGCTTCTTAGCGGTTGTGATGACATACAGCGTAGGGGAGCCCTTGACCTTCTTCTTAGTCAAGGACCCCCCTTTCTTGAACGAGGCGGCGTTACAAACCGACGTGAGGTACCACGCCAGACTTGTCAGGGTCTTCCCCGAACCAACGCCACCCGCCAAGATGCTGCCGTTCTGCAGTTGACGCACCGCCTGGATCTGCTCAGGACGATACGTAACTGTCATGGTTAGTGTGTTCTCCTTTCGAGACATGATCCGAAGATCCACTCGT